CGCCATGAATACCGGCAGCGGTTAAGCCGCCTTTGATAAACGGGGCTAACTTAGCCAAATCCGTCACATCAGGAACGCCAATATTACCCGCTAAAACGCACCTGAGTCCGTATCAGCGCCCATAGCCTGCCCCAAACCATCGGTACTCAGCGCATTAGGCTGTTGCTGCGTCAATAACGCCGCTACGTTGCCCTGCTTTAACTGTGTAACGAGCTTAAACAGGTCTACAGCGTCACCAGGCAGACCAGCCGCACCAGCAACCATACCCTTACCGAAATTCAGCGCATTAGGCACGTTTAAGTGTGATGCTAATACCTCGCTAACCGGCTTGCGGTTTACGTCATATAAGGCATTGTTAACGGGCATAAAGCACTTCCATGTGCGCCAAAGTCATCCCTAAGTATTTACTTGCGGTGACGGGTCTGGGCTGTTCATTAGAACGATTGATTCTAGTTCTGTCTGCTGCGCCCTAGAGCGCTTAACGGCTGTATCAGCCTGTTTGTTCTCGGCATCAATGCTTATTAGCGCCTGCTGTATTTGCTTCTGTTCAGCAAACTCTTGTTGCTGCTGTTCTGCCGCTGCCTGATCTTCAGGCGTTTGGTCTTTGCCTAGTATCTGGTCTTTGTTGCGTAACGTGGACATTTGAACCACATGCTCCCACTTGATGCCTGTTGGGTTCTCTTGGCTGTGTGGGTTGGCTTGATACATCTTGACCAGCATTTCAAACTGCTCTGATTGCAGGTTGATAACGTCAGGGACTTCCTCGATGATTATGTCTACGTCCATTTCAGCAACAGCGTTTTCCATCACTGGTTGAGCGTATGACGGGTCTTGCATGTAGACCTGTTGTAATTCTTGAGCAAACTGCTCACGTATCTGGCTAAGTGACAAACCGGACTGCTTCTTGAGCAACTGCTCGCCCTCTGTCATTGGTGTGTTAAGCCCGACCCATTGCAGGTTGTCATCACTGTCAGTAACGCGAATCCACTTTTCCTCACGCCAATACTGTCTAATTCTGTTCCATACGGCACGATACACACGCTTTTTAAACTGGCTGTGTATGTCGAATAGAGGTGTTAACTCAAGCAAACCACCCGCCTGTAAGGAGCGTATAGCCTTACCGCTCATACCGTCTGCTGTGCCTTGTAGGGCAGCATTAGCGCCTGACATATCCAGAGACTGTTTAGCCTCTTGGTACATATCAAACTGTGGGCCTGCTAACTGCTCATTCGGGATAATGCCAAAGTCTTTACCAAACTGACCCGACCCTGGATACTCCAAATGACCATCAGGCTTGTTGGCTTCACGCTTGAACTTGTTAATATCGCCTATCTGCCCTTCACGGCTGTAGGTCTGTCTGGTGTTCAACAGATGCAGTGATTTACTTCTGCGCTTGTTGGTTTCTGATTGCTTATCAAGATCGTTCTTAACAGGGCCATAACGCTGACCATCACGGTCAACATAGGCGCTTGCAAGGATAAACTTACACTGTGGTACACCGTCCTCATCAACATAGGTTGACTTGGCTGGCTTCTCTAAAAAAGCCCCTTTAGCGTATATGGCTGAGTGCCAATCGCCCTTGTACATGAAAGCAATGTCAACGCACATAACCCGCTTGCGTGTTGCTGAATACCAGCGGTTAGGCTTATCGTCTTTAGAGTCACCAATGATTGATTTACCGTATGACTCCATGCCCTCTTTGATAGCGGCTTTAGAGTCAGGCCATGTTTCGAGAACCTCTGCTTCATCCTTCCATGAGATATAACCCATGTATCTGGCATCTGAGCAATCACGCTTCATTGAGTGCGGGTCGATGAACAGACGATTCCAGGCTAACGGGATGACGTTAATGTCAATGTCTTTAGCGCCCTGACTGACCTCTACCGACACGCCTTCTGTGCCTTCGATTATCAGGTGTTCAAACTCGTCTGATGCTATCTCGTCAAAGTTGTTGTTATCCAGAACGTACCTAATACCATCCGTAGCTGCGTCTGCTGCCTCATCGTGGTCTGGTGTGCGTGGGTAGGCTTTCGGGTCAGTACGTGACTGCTGCTCATGCCCTTTCATCCAATCCACTTTAGGCTGAATCAGGTTAAACACGATAGGCGGTTGGTTGCGTTTCTTGAGTGCTGCTATCTCCGCTGCTGTCCACTGGTTGCCATCGTAGTAATCACGGCATAGCTCAGAGGATGTGCGCGCATCCGTGCTTGCGTCCTCTGCATCGTCAAAATACTGGACAAGCGTTTCTAGTTTAATCATGTAAAAACCATTGTATGAATCGTTGCCACATATTCTGTTTAATCCTTGGTCGTCTGATGCGTATGAATGAGATACGGGGAAGCATCACGTTACCTTCCAGTTATCCCCATCATCATCGTCATCGAAAGCTAACTCCCACCTGTCCGGTGCGGTCTTGTCGTTGTGCGTTGGTTTCGCCCAAGGTCTTGACATACAGCCATAACGCCATTCATCTGCGGCGTGATCTTCTGCGCTGGTGTCTAAATCTTCGGCTTTGTTCTTATCGTGCTGTAGTGTTGGTATGGTTCTGATTGAATCGGTACAGGTGTTAAAACAGTAAATCATGGGCTTATCATCAACGCCCACCATTCTCGCCCTCATCGCATCCCAGCCGCCTATCTGACCGTGACGCGCCACACGTTTGTTATCTGCCTTGTGGAACGGTATTGGCAGCATCCTTTCTGCGATACTTGGCCCACCGTCCTCGCTGAATATTGCGGGGTCTGCAACAGCGTAATTAAGCCGTTCTGTCTGTCTTTCCTGTATGCCTGCCGCTACCTGTTCAGCCGTGAGTTTAAGACCCACGTTTGGCCCTGATGCGCCGTACCACTCTCTATAGCGAACCATTGCGCCTCTTGGAAGCACTTGCCCGTCATGTCGGTAATCATCCGTGACTACAGCCCACCAACCTGCACTGAACGGTGCTGCTGAACCCCAATCGAATGAGAGTATTCTTGTCCAATCGCCAGGTATCTCAAATGGTGTAAGAACCATCTTGCTAGACCAGCAATCAAAGAAAGCGCCTTCAATGACGTTCCAATCACCCTCAAGCCATGCTTTGACTAACTGCTCGCTACCTGACTGCTTGAGCCGTGACACGTATGTTGGGTCGCCGTCTAGTAATATCTGGTTATCAGATACCTTGGCAGGAATAAACACCCGCTGATTGCCGTCACCGTCTGCTATTACGTCATAGCCTCTTGGTGATGGGTCGATATACCGCGCTTTAACCCAATTGTGACCTGGGCCACCAGGATTGCACGTTGCATGGAACTGCGTTGGTACACCATGCGCTGAACGCAATGTAGCGCGTAGCTTGTCAACCGGTACAGGGCTTGGGTAATTGGTTAGCTCCTCAAAGTACAAATCAGTATAATCCTGCCCCTGATGCTTCTCTGCGTCCGTATCACGCTCTAACGGTCTAAACTTGAGTGTTGCCCCGTTAGGTGATGTAAACGTCTTTTTCTGTTCAGCCCAAGACCAGCCAAGCGGTATGTACAACTCCTTACAACGCTGTATAGCCGCTTCAAGCTGTGGTAATTCTCTACGGAAGAAACAACCCTTTTGATGCTGCCCGTATCTGTCGGCCTTGATAGCGTTCTTGCCTATCATGCCGTCTGTCTTGCCACCACCCCTAGCCCCGCCATACATAATTTCGGGAATGGTGCAGTTAACTAGTGCGGCTTGTGGCCCTGCTTGTGGTCGCCAGATTGTCCGTATGTTTTCTGCCATTCTTCTGTAGTCATTTCCGGTTGGGCGTTGATAACGCTTCTAACCTCATCAATCTCAACTTGTATGTCTTTGGGCAAAACGCTTGCAATTACTCTGAGGTACTCGCCTGGACTCTCTAATGCCAACTTAGCAACAGCACTAGCGCCATCAGTGTTAAAACTGTCTTGTAGCGCCTGTATGAAGTCACCAGATAGCTTGTTCTTTGCGCCCTTTGGCCTGCCTGCGTGGTTTCCCGACTGTCCAGGCTTGAATAACCAAGGCTTTTCTGTTTCTTTGTCGCTCATTCTGTTTTCTTGTCTGTAAATTCAGTTATACGAACTTATCTTCGTGTATTGCAGTTCATAGTTTAGACTGGTCTAGCTCTATGGATAGTGGGCAACTATGGTAAGCGAGTAATGCATACCTGTGACCTTTGTAAGCATACCCGCATGATGTTAAGCCTCTGTCCTCACCTGTATCAATCAGAT